CGTGCCATATGAAGTGTCATTTATGGAATACGATGCACGAATTTTGAATCTGTCTGTTTAATTGAAAAGGAAATTGATTATGAAAAAAGCTGAGAAACAAATGATTGTTGCAACGATTTATAATCGTAGTGTTAAAACCAAAGCTGAAGTTCGTGCTGAAGGTGAGAAAGCATTGAAAGCATTCTTACGCAAAGGTGGTGTGATTCAAGTTGACGAGAAAAAACGTCGTGTACCTAAGTCCAAGATGTCTGCAAAGTCGTCTCGTGGCTTTGTGTCTGGAACTGGTGGGTTTGCAACTGGATTCCCACGCAAAAGTCTTGCAATTTAATAGTTGTCTTTAATTGCGAGTTGATGTATAATAGTTATATTATGATGGAGAATGTGATGCAATCTTGGGAAGAAATGACTGTGTTGGAGCAAATGCAATGCCAGTTCTGGGATATGTATAAGGATGCCTATGGTGTCCGTCCTCGTGGTATCGATACCACTAGCTGGACTGAGGCTGACTTCGAAGCCGAATTCCAAATGCTGGGTAAGGTTATCGAGCAAGAGGACATTGCTCGCAAAGAAGCAGAAGCAGAAGCCACTGCTAAGTTTGAACAGCATGTTACCAATACCATCTGTATGGGTGCGAAAGATCGTGCCACTGCACTCCGCTGGATCATGGATGCCAGCCAAGCAGGTGATGACTGGGAATACTTCTGTTTCCTCAATGGTCTACCCTATGGTTACTTTAGGGAAGCAGCATGATTCTCGCTAAAGAGATCACTGTCTGGTCTACAGACTTTCAACCAAATCATACATATCTAATGAATGATTCGATGGATAAAATCATTGGGTATTTCAAATGGAACAATCCAAAAGACTTTACGAAGTTTAAGAATCCTCTAAGATTCGATACTCGTTATCGCAAATTCAAAATCCTCCAGCGTTATGAAGACAAAACAAATGCCAAGCGATGGAAGATTAATGGCAGTAAAGACCATGTGTATTATGTAGAAGAAACCGACAATGGAATGTCATGCACATGCATCGGTCACAAATATCATGGCAAGTGTAAACATATTGAACAGGTGAAGAATGAACATCAATAAATTTTTAGATAGTCTAGCTGCGAATGCCTCACGCAATTTCAAGATCGACCAATTAAACGCACAGAGCGATAACGAAACTCTGCGTGAGGTCATTCGTCTGGCTCTCGACCCATTTACGCAATTCTATCAGCGTAAGATCCCTCAGTATGTTACTGATTCTAAACAAACCTCTTTGGAGAATGCACTTGGAGCACTTTATGATTTATCTTCTCGCACTGTTACAGGTAATGCAGCAATCGAATATCTACGCATGTTGCTCGCATCTTTATCACCAGATGATGCTAAAGTTATCGAACGAATCATTCAGAAAGATCTGAAATGTGGTGTTGATGTATCCACTGCCAATAAAGTTTGGAGTGGATTGATTGCAGAGTATCCATGTATGTTATGCAGTCCATTCGAACAGAAGTTGGTTGACAAGATTAAGTTCCCAGCCTATGCTCAGATGAAGATGGATGGTATGCGATTCAATGCCATTGTTCGTGATGGTAAGGTAGAATTCCGTAGCAGAAATGGTAAACAGATTCATCTGTTGGGCAATCTGGAACAAGAATTTGCTACACTGGCAGGGAATATCGATTGTGTCTTTGATGGTGAGTTGTTGGTTATGCTTGAGGGTGATCATCAGTTTGCAGATCGTCAGACAGGTAATGGTATCCTTAACAAAGCAAACAAGGGTACAATTTCTGCTGAAGAAGCATCGATGGTACACGCATCTGTTTGGGATTTAATTCCGTATGTGATGTTTGAAGCAGGACAATGTTCAACTCCATACTCAAAACGATTCTCGACTTTGGAACAGATTGTAAACAATCAGAAGTCAGATGGTAAAAAGATATGGACAGTATCATCTACAATTGTAGAAACAATAGAACAAGCACAAGAGATCTTCCAAGAATACTTGTCTCTTGGTTACGAAGGTATCATCCTCAAAGATGGTAATGGTATCTGGGAAGACAAACGAAGCAAGACTCAGATTAAATTCAAAGGTGAATTGGAATGCGATCTGAAGATTGTTGCAGTTGAAGAAGGTAAAGGTAAGGCTACAGGAATGCTTGGTGCAATTATCTGCGAGTCTGCAGATGGGATTGTAAAGGTAAATGTAGGATCTGGTTTCAATGATGCACAACGAAAGCAATATTGGAAAGAAAATTTAGTTGACAAAATCGTGGCAGTGAAGTATAATGCTAGAATCAAAAACAAACAAGGTGAAGAGAGTCTGTTCCTACCTGTCTTTGTAGAAATCCGTGACGACAAAGATGTTGCAGATTCTTCAAAAATTATTAAATGATACTCGAAAGCAAATTAAAACCAAAAAGATTTTTTGATGTTAAATCAAAACAGGATATGAGTCTTGTAAAAAGATTCATCAAAGACCAGACATGGGGAACTGAAGGATGTCCATTTTATCTTGAGTTTCCTTACACAACAATTCCAGATATGGTTAAAGACAAAGTCATACATCATACACTGGGAATAAAATTCAATAGATTCCATCATGTATTTGGAGAACAAAATGAAAGTAGTAATTAATAGATGTTTTGGTGGGTTCGGTATCTCAAATTTAGCATTTGAGAAATTACTTGAACGCAAGGGTATTGCATTTGATAAAGTGCCTGCCAAATATCCAATTCGTGGAAATGACTCAGACTATTACAAAGCTGGTAGTCCACAATCTGATGCGACATACCTAAGTGAGTATGAGTTCTATGAACAACGCAATGATCCAGATTTGATTGCAGTGATTGAAGAGTTGGGTAAAGATTCATGGGGTTGGGCATCAGAACTAGCAATCTTGGATATTCCAAATGATGTTGATTGGCATATCAGTGAATACGATGGACTTGAACATGTGGCAGAAAATCATAGGACTTGGTCATGAAAAAAGAATTAGATGAAGCACTCTGTGCAAAGTATCCGCTGATCTTTAGAGATCGTCATGCGAATATGCAAACCACAGCCATGTGTTGGGGATTTGAATGCGGTGATGGTTGGTATAACATCATCGATGTTCTTTGTGGACTATTGACTTCTGAATATCGTGGTGCGAAAAGTCAATACGAATACATTAAAGATAAAGTGAATCAACCAACATATGGTTTTAAAGATAATGGTGACCCTGTTGGTAAAATTATCACTCAAGAACTGATTGATGAACGTAAAGCAAAGATGGAAGAAGAAGAATTGAAAGTTCCAGTTGCTTCTCAGGTTAAAGAAAAGTTCGGTGGACTAAGATTCTATGTTCATGGTGCAACTGATACACATTATAAGTATATCACCTTTGCGGAGAGTATGAGTTATCGTACATGCGAAGAATGCGGTGCTCCAGGAAAAACATATACTGATGGTTGGCATACTACTCTGTGTGATATTCATGCAGCAATGGCTGGTCGTGAAGAAGAATATGAGTATGAGGAGAATGAATAATGTTTTATGGTAAAGATTCTATTGAGGAAAACTTTTCTCTTGTTTTAAAGAAACTTGATGAACAAGAATTGTTTCTGTTTGAACCAATGCCAAGTTACAAATTAAACGAAAGATGGACTGATGAATTTCGTATTCGTGATGGTCATACTAAACTTGCTGATGGTTCATGGGTAACTATTCATAAATTAACTACATATGTTGAGTCCCTAAAGAAAAGTACTACAGAATTATACGAACACTATCAAGAAACTCTTAGTCAGTTGAATATGGTGAGACAACAAAAGCGTGAGATGGAATTTGGTCTGCGTACTGCGCAGAAATCTTTGGATAAAGCACTAGCAATGAAAGGTGATAGAGATGAGTAAAGAATATATTGAGATGTTAAAACAAGAACGACAGGTTCTACTTGATCGTTACGATCCTTACAATGAGGGTACTGGCCATTTTAATACTGCTGTTAGCGTATTGACTGCTCGTATTGAAGAGTTGGAAACTCCATCTAAAATCAAAGAAGGTTCAGTGTGGGTATTGGTTGAAGCAATTCAATCATATCGTATGCGTTACATGGTCGAAGCACCAGCAACTAATCCAGAGTATGCCATGGATGATGTTACCTGTGAAGATGCTAAAGAGTTTTCTCAATTGGCATTACCAGAAGTGATTACATCGCATCGTGTTGTTTCTGAAGAAGAAGCATTGATTCTTTGTGACATTGATAATGATTACACTAATGGTTGGACTAAAGAGCAAAAGATTAATGCATTCTTCACTAAAGAAGGTGAAGGTCGGGGATTCTAATGTTTATGTTTGATGTAGAAACGCTGGGAGTAGAATCAACTTGTGTGATTCTCTCTGCAGCTATGGTTCATTTTGATCCAGAAAAGCGACCAACATATCAAGACTTGTTGGACAATTCATGTTTCGTAAAGTTTGATGTGAAGGAACAACTACAACTTGGAAGAACATCATCCAAGGGCACACTTGATTGGTGGAAAGGTCAACACGAATATGTTCGTAAGGTTTCTTTGGATCCATCTCGTGAAGATATGACTGTCGAAAATGGCTTAAATGCATTCTATAACTACATGAGTAAGTTTGCAAATGCTGATAAACAAACAATGTGGGCACGAGGTTCACTTGATCAGATGGCGATTGATTCATTGGCAGTTAGAGTTGGCATGCAAGAAATTACAGGGTATAATGTATGGAGAGATGTCAGAACTGCAGTTGATATTCTCTACGGCACTACAAATGGATATGTAGATGTAGATCATCCTTTGTTTAAGCGACATGAAGTCATCAAACATCATCCTGTTCACGACTGTGCACTTGATGCAATGCAACTAATGTATGGAAAAATAACTTAATGGAATTTTACACAAGCGTCCATCCACTGGGCGATAAGATACTCGTTAGAGGGTACGATAAAGGAAGAGCATATCAGCGTAAGGTAGATTTCTACCCTACGCTTTTTGTCACTTCTAAGAAGCAATCTAAGTGGAAGACTTTGGATGATACATATGTTGATGAAGTAAAACCTGGAACGATTAAAGATACAAGAGAGTTTGTCAAACGCTACGAAGATGTAGAAGGTTTTGCTGTGTATGGTAATACTAATTACGCATATCAATATATCAGCGACACTTATCAAGACGATGTCAATTGGGACATGGAACAAATCAAAGTATTCACCATTGACATTGAGACTGCCACTGAGAATGGATTCCCAGATATCCGTAGTGCCAATGAAGAGATTCTTCTAATCACAATTAAGAATCTACAAACGAAAAACATTATCACCTTTGGCACTAAGCCATATGAAAACAAACGAGAAGATTGTCAGTATGTTTATTGTCGTGATGAACAACAACTACTAAAAGAGTTTATCATTTGGTGGCAACAGAACTATCCAGATTGTATCACTGGTTGGAATACAGACTTCTTTGATGTGCCATATCTTATCAAACGATTGGACAGAGAACTTGGTGATTCATTCTCCAAGAAAGTTAGTCCATGGGGTTACATCAATGAACGCAAGACATTCATTAAAGGCAACGAAGAACTTCACTATGACATTCTAGGTATTTCTCAACTAGACTATCTCGAACTTTATAAAAAATATACATATACAAAGCAGGAGTCTTATCGTCTGGATTATATCGCACAAGAAGAACTTGGTGATAAGAAGAAAGAGAATCCAGGAACAGACTTTAA